TGTACGGAATAATTGTGACATTCCTTCAACGTGCAAAGTCTCATCACGAATACTCCATGTAACGATCTGTCCCATACCTTTCATAAGGTTGTGACGTGGAAAGTTTAGTAGAATTGCAAAAGAGCTGAATAATTGTACTCCTTCCGTGAAGCCGCTGTATACAGCCATAGTTTTTGCAATATTCATAGGAGTATCCATTCCAAAGTCAGAAAGATACTCGTGCTTATCAAGCATTTCCTTATGCTCAAAAAACTTTTGGTATTCATTATCATCGAAGCCAAGGGTCTCTAGCAACAGAGAATATGCTTCTTGGTGAACCGCCTCCATTGCTGCAAATGCTGACAGCATCATACGTACTTCTGGCTGCTTAAAAGTAGGTAAATAATGCTTTGCGTAGCCGCAGCACACATCTACGTCTGCCTGTGTAAAGAACCGAAAAATTTGATTAATCAATCTACGATTCTCAGGTGTCAGCTTCTCTCTGTAATCTTTCAAGTCGTCAGCAAGATTGACTTCATCCGGCAGCCAATGCATATGCTGCTGATCTTTATACTTCTCAAAAGCCCAAGGATAATTGAAGGGCTTATAATATTCTCTTTCTTCTAGCAAATTACTCACTTGCCATCTCCATTACTTCTTCGAAGTCTGAGTACCCACCTATCGGGATACCATTAATAGTAATTTGAGGAAAAGTTACTGCATCTTTGAACTTTAACTGAAACTCCTCAATTCGGTAATCTTTATTTAGTTCCTTGTAGAAGTAGGGAAGAGCGTACTCTTCCGCTAATTCTATTGCACTCTCACAGTACGAGCATCCTTTCATTCCATAAATTTCAACAATCATAATTAACCTTCACAGCTTAGACAAGTATTTTCGTCTGTACTTTCTATTACCATCTGACGAAGTGCGGTGTCTGAGACATTTTCTGCTCTACGGTAGGCTTCTGAACGCAAGTAATATAATGTCTTTACTCCCTTCTTCCACGCCATCATATGTGTTGCATGTAGCTCTTGCTTTGATACATTAGCAGGAAAAAATACATTCAAAGACTGGCTCTGACAAATGTATTTCTGTCGATCTGCTGCTAAATCAATTACCCATCTCTGGTCAATCTCTACTGCTGTTTTAAAAACGTCCTTGGTAAAATCGTCCAAAAAGTCAAGATGCTGAACAGAACCACCGTTGGTAACGATACTTCTCCATACCTCTGGAGTATCCTGTCCCATTTCTTGTAGAATATGCTCAAGATATTCGTTTTTCTGGAGGCTAGAGCCGCTCTTAGTTTTTTGAGTATAGGCATTAGCTCTATAAGGCTCAATGCTAGGAGAAGTATTGCCACATATAATACTTGAGCTAGCATTAGGAGCAACAGCCAACAGGTGAGTGTTACGAATGAGCCTATCGCCAGCATCGGGACACGCACCACGCTCTCTAGCCAATCGTTCTGTTGTTGCGACAGCTTGTTCCTTGATGTGCTTAAAAATTCTATTGTTAAGGCTCTTAGCAACAACGCTCTCAAACGGGACGTGTCTTCGTTGTAAGTAGGCATGGAATCCCATAGCTCCTAGGCCGATAGATCTTTCCTGTACTGCACTATAAATTGCTCTATGTAGCTCTGGTGGCGCATTCTCTATAAAGTGCGTTAATACATTATCCAACATCTCAATTAAGTCAGGAATGAATTTCTCATCGTGCTGCCACTCATCAAACTCTTCCAAATTTACACTTGACAAACAACATACCGCAGTACGATCTTTATCTGTAGCAAGAGTAATTTCAGAGCACAAGTTTGAGTGATTTACTTTCAATCCTGCTTCTTTCTGAAAATCAGGTAGAGCTTTCTGAACAGTATCCTTAAACATAATGTAAGGCTCGCCAGTTTCTACTCGATTTTGTATCAATTTTACCCAAAGAGTTTTAGCTGATACAACTTTTGTTACTCGTCCTGTATGAGGATCAATTAGTGGCCAGGAATCATCAAAGCCTTCAACCTTAGTGGCTTGCTCAATGAGGTCCATAAAGTCATCACCAACAAGCACACCATGATGAAGGTTGATAGACTTACGGTTAATGTCACCACCAGTAGGCTTTCGAACATCTAAAAACTCCTCAATTTCAGGATGCGACATATCAAGATATGCGGCATAGCTTCCTCGTCTTGTTACTCCCTGCGAAAAAGCAAGCATTTCTGCATCGACTACTTTTAGGAAAGGAATTACTCCGGTACTCTCTGACCCCGCTGAGGTTTTTGTACCTACAGAGCGAATGTCGTTCCAGCAACCACCAATACCCCCGCCAACAGAGCTGAGGTAAGCGTTTTCAGTATAGTGATTCGTGAGCCCTTCTCTACTGTCGTCAACATAATTGAGAAAACAACTAATAGGAAGGCCGCGCTTAGTACCTCCATTAGAAAGTACGGGGGTACTAAACATAAACCACAACTTGCTTGCATAATCATATAATCTTTGTGCGTGATCCTCGTTAGATGCAAAAGTTTTAGCAGCACGAGCAAACGCATCTTGAGGAGATACTTCTCCATCAATCATGTAACGATCTTGAAGAGTCTTCTTGCTAAACTCTGAGAGGTAGTTATCCCTACGGTAATCTACTACTACATTATAGCCCACTCAACATTCTCCTTTCTATATCGGCCACGTTCTCGGCCCCAATTGCTTCGTCGCAATATGTTATTAAATCCATCAATTCATAGTTTCTTAGTATTTGTTCAGGGTTGTCATTGATGGCTTGTATATACTTATATCTGCTATCAATAGGGCACGCATCGTAAACTGCAAAAGCATCGCCATATTCTTGTACAAGAGCTGCTGCTTTCTTTGGGCCTACTCCAGGAAATCCTGGAACGTTGTCACCTTTATCACCTAGTAAACACTTATATGAAATGTACTTGTCGGGAGATACTTCATAGAAGTCGTACCAAGTATCTAAAGTGACTTCCTTCCTCGTCACATAAGAAAACCTGCCTACGTTCTCTTGTATAAGTAAATCCCAGTCTCTATCGCTAGAGATTAACCAAATATATTCTAATCCGTACTTTTCTCGATGCTTTACTAGATGTGCAGCTATATCGTCTGCTTCTACTCCTTTATATCGAAGTACTGGATACTGTTCTGCAAGAACTTCCAAAGATGCTTCGAATTCCTCAAAGAACTCTTCGAACTGTATTCGTTCTTCTTCGGTCTGTTCTGCAAATCTTTCTTTTCTATTCTGTTTGTAGTCTTCACTGATATTTTTTCTATAAGATGAAGAGCCCCAATCTGCTGTGATTATAAGCCTCTTGCAATCATAAGACTTTGCGAGGCTCTCTACTGTTCGCTGAAAATCATAGCGAAAGTCAGTTCGCCCTTGATGTTTCCATCGAAAGGCGAGGTTGAGAGCGTCTACAATGAGGACAGTGTTCTCATTTTCATTGAACATCTTGTCTCCGAATTCAAACGCCATTTAAAAACTCCGGTTTTTCTTTTTCGAGCCAAAGTGCGGCTTCGCACACGTAACACTTTAGCCAATTAATATAGATGTAATCGGCGCTGGCTGGTTCACGCCGGGTTACAACAAACACTGGGGACCTATTATACTTAAAAAACAATAAAGGTTCCTGATTACCACCTTCTGCTTGTACTTCGATCTTCTTCCACCACCGAATTAGATTGTTCGTTTTTCGTGCAGTAAAAATCTTATCGCTTAAAGGAGATTCCGCATAACTTTTTACTTCTATACAGAATATGTTTTTCTCGTTAGGAACGTAGATATCCCCCTTTAAGTAAGCAAGAGCCCCAGAAGCCGGAACTCTTTCAAATTGGTACCCAGTGGCTTCTCTTAACATATCTCTTACAAGATATTCGCCTCTGGCTCCTTTTGCTCTACTATCTACCATATCAATAAAAATTTCTTATAATCTGTTTCTTTTCCGTGGCTTCTGCCATCTTAGAAACTTGCCCATCGATAGCTTCGATAATTTCAGAATGTTCACCAATGCCTACAGGATTATTGAGATATACTTCTATATTTACTAGAGCTTCTTGCATCTGTGCTTCGTACTTCGCTTCTAGTGCGTTCAGTATTACTTCCCTCATCTTCGTTCTCCTTATCTAGATTCCATACTCTACGCACAGAACTTAATCTATTTAATACTCTAACTTGCTGACGTTGTCGCATTTTATTACTTCTACCTTTTCTAGCAGTGGGTGTGTCCACCCGTGAGATACAATATAAGTATTTAAATCTTCTTCAAGAAGCACTTCTACCATCTTCTCTCTACCCGTATCATCTAGAACATTTATCACTTCGTCCAAGAATAATACGTTAATTCGAGACTTTGAAATACTACTCATTAAGCGGCGAATAGCAAGTAAAGTAGCAGTATTAACCCTGGCAAGCTCGCCTGAAGACAGAGCCAAAATATCGACAATGTTTCCATTGTCTGTGATCTGGACGTTGAGTTTATCGTTCGATACCACAAACTCCAGAGTAAACCTGCCATCAGACAATTCACCAAGATAAGAGTTAACAAGTTCTTCTAATTCCTTTACAAGATTCTCAATCTTATATGCAACTAAACCATTTGTACTAAAGGCTTTCTTTAATACTTCAAGGTTTGAAGATAAATCTTTTAGTTCTTGAAGTTTTTCGGACTGCTCATTTAGCTGTTCTACAAAATCGTCAGTCTGTTCTTGTATTACTTGGATTCTGGTGTTGCGACGGGTTCTGCGCTCGTTTTCCTTTGAGACCTCTGCCAGCTTAGTTCGTGCTCCATCCAGGATGTCTTGAACTCGCTCAAGGCGTTCTTCAAGCTCTCCTTTGTCCAGAGTACTTGAGGGAAGGCTCTCGTCAATGCTCCGAAAGACTTCGTTCCAATCTCGTTCAATTTTTTGTTTTCTTTCAAAGAGTCTATTTGATTCTTTAATTTCATTAATTTTCTCCTCTAGCTCTTTAATTTGAGCTACTGCGGCTTGTCCTTTATCTCGCTCTTCTTCGAGCATTTTTCGCTTGAGTGTCTCATCTACAGGTTGCTCGCAGGTAGGACAAGTTCCTTCCAATCCTTTGAGCTTTTCTATAAACTTCTTTGACCCCGCTACGACTTGTTTAAGACTTCCTACCTTGCTTTGGTAGTCGTCATAGGACTCTATTGCGCTCACTTGAATATTATTCGCTTCTTGCAAATTTATCCCTTTGAGCATATCTTTATAAGTGTTATTCTTAGAAATCTTTTTATTTTTTTCAGAAATATTTTGAATTTCTGACGTCAGGTGACGATATTCTTTCTCGGCATCTTCCGTATCAATTTCTAAATCTAACATGGGCAGTATGGAAGTATCGGTCAATTTGTTATCTTCCAACCATTTTTCAATCGTTTTCACTTTGGATTCGATTGCGGTTACTTCTGTAGATACCTGCTTTGTAGCATCTTTGAACAATTCAAATAGCTCAACATACTTCTCAAGCTGCAAAAGCTCGATTAGAAACTTTTTACGGTTGGTATCTGTTGCAGTAAGGAACTGCAAGCTAGTATTTGTATTTTGATACACTAGCTGAGAAAAAGTTTTAAAGTCTAATCCTAGAACATCTTGGATTGTTTTGTAAGTATTTGTAGCTGTATGGCTAGAAATATCTTCTCCATTCTTTTCTAGTTTTACTTTAATTGAAGCTTTTCGTGCAATAGTAATTACATAAGTATCACTATCACGAGTAAACTCAAGTTGAATATTGTAGCCATCGTTTATATAACGATTTGGGATATCAGCTTTTTTAATTCCTTTTGAGTTTTTGTTGTACAGAGCCTCTTCAATAATAAGTGGAATAGACGACTTGCCCATTCCGTTTGTACCAATAATTTGTGTTACAGTATTATCAGCTAAATCAATCTCATTATTTGGGCCATAACTAAAACAATTACTCCATTTCAATTTTTGAAGCGTAATCATTAAATACCCCTATAATATCTGGAACCTTCGCTTCTTCAATTTCTAGAACGTAAGATAAGTAGTCTGATAGCTCTTCTTGTATTGTCATAGACTTTTCAAGAATCAGTGTTGCTTCTGAGTTTCTCTTTACAACTTTCTTATCTAGCAGTTCTGTATTTTGAACATCTGCAAGGTCTTGCATATCTCCTTCAATTTCGTAAATAGTATGGTGAAAATCTGTAGCCACCATATCTTTAGTATCTGTTACTGTTTTACGAATAAGTTGAGGAAGATCAAAAGGCTCCCAAATCCAAGACCAATCTTCTTCGTTGATAAGAAGATAGCCCGTGCTTACTTCATTCCTATGAAACGAAGTAGTCATGGGGCTGCCTGGGTATACAATATTTCGCTGTGTGTTACTATGTGCGTGAAGGTCGCCTGCAAATACTACAGGAAAGTCCTCAAACAACTCTAAGTCCACCTCTGGCTTTACGTGTGGAGGAATTTCACCCCGTACATGAGTAAACAGCGGATACCCCTTTGGAAGCGTATCAAAAATGTTCTTCTTGTGTAGTTCGCAGTAGGGAAGTACAGTAAATCCCATTTCTTTGTCTACATAAGAAATAGTTTGCACATTTACTAAAGGATTAATATCTCTAGTTACCTGTGCGAGTTGCGTAAAAAATGTTTTATTTTTCTTTGTAGCTTCGTGATTGCCGTCAAAGATAAGTGTTGGTATCTTTACGTTACGAACAAAAGAAAAATAAAGTTCTAGTTCTTCCATATTGGGTAAGCGATCAAAAAGATCGCCCCCAATAATGTGCATATTACACATCTGTTCTAAGCTGTGTACTTGCTCAAAGAACATTTTATAACGGTTCAAAGACCAAGAAACTGGGACGTTCTTCTGTCCCAGTTTGATATGCCAATCAGCAGTGAATAGAATCATCCGATGTTAAACTCTTCTTCGATTGCGTCTTCATCTACGTTATTCGCTTCTGCTGCTCCGTCACGAAGGCGGTCAAGAAGCTCTTTCTGAGCGTCTGGAGTAGGACGAGGCATTACATCATCCATAGACTTCAAGCCTGCTACAATCTCTTTTTCGCTATCGTCTAGCGGACGAGGCTTGCACTTCAGAACTTGCAACTGATACTCAACATTGTATACTTGAGGGCCAGTCTTTACTCGCTTAAACTTTACATCCCAGCCAGTTTCGGGATCAGTAGGATCGCCCAGGTCTTCTGCTGCTGTAAGAATCTGCTCAAAAAGCTTCTTCTTCAGGTTGATGACTTTAAGCTCACCATTGTGAATGCACTGCATTGCGTAGCTCCATCCACACTTCAGATCGGGGTAGAATTCACGAACCCAATCTTTTTCCTTATTGTTAAATCGCTCTTCATTGCGAT